GGATCCTGGTGGAGGCCGAGCAGGACCCGGCCATCGCCAACCCCCTGGAGTACGCCCGCAAGGCGCGCGCCTACCTTGAGGACACGCTCTTCAAGGCCTGAGACGCTTCGACAGCGGACCGGGACCCCGCCCCCTCCCCCCCCCCCCCCCCCCCCCCCGCCCCCCGCCCCCCCCCCCCCCCCCCCCACCCCCCCCCCCCCCGCCACTGCCGCGGGGGGGGGGGGGGTAGATCTTTACAGGGTATTGCATCCCGTCATACGCGCTGAGTAGTCTTGAGCCATCCGAGGAACGACCGCTACGGCGGGAAGGAGAACTGAAATGGCACGCAAAGGATCTATGCGGGCGCAGCGGAAGCGCTGGGCGAAGTGGGAGGCGTACCGGAACGAGATGTACGTGACCGACGAGAAGGCTCTCGCCCGCGCCTACCGGGAGTACAGCCTGACCGGAGTCCTGGAGGACCCCTGGACCGGGGACCGGTACTGCCCCAGCTGCGAGAAGCCTGAGCAGTACTGCGATTGCGGCTCCGCTGCCTGATCTACCCATAAGGAATCACTATGAGCCCCAAGCCAGAAACCTATACCCTGACCCACCTAAACGCCGTGTACGCCAACCGGGCCCTGAGCCACGCCTACCGGGCACTAGGAGTCGTCGCCGTGAGCGCGCTCCTGCACCTGCTCGACCTGGACCCGGCGGACCGATTCCTGGACATCACTCTGGGGGCGTGGATCGTCTTCGAGTTCTCGCAGATCATCCGTTACGGGGCCAAGTCGATCAAGGCCGGCCGCCGAGACGGGCGGACCCTGACCATCTCGATCCATGAGGGCGCCCTCGTGTCGATCTCTGAGGAGGACGCTCTGTGAGATCTCTTCTTAAAGCTGTTGCATCCATAGTCAAGACCTATAGAAAGAGGGCGAAGTGAGCCGCACAGGAATCGTCAGCACTGAGGAGATCCTGCGGCGAGTACAGGAGTCCCCGACCGGGGACGTTAAGGACGTGGATATCTTGGCCGTCAAGGGGAATAAGACGATCTCGTACGTCCCCGGCCGGCGAGTGGGTAAGAGTCTGACCAGGGCCGAGCTCGTCGGAGAGTACGTCCGGTATCTGACCGACATCTACGACCGGAGAAAGATCCTGCGCGGCCTCCCGGAGGACGTGCGCCAGGCCCGCATCCTGGCCGAGGCTGAGAAAGCCGCGGTCAAGCACTTTGAGGGGAGATCATGAGTACTTACCCACATGGCGAGGACGACGACCGTCTTGAGGCGTTGAGTGCTGGCATCCGGCTGAAGCGCCTGAAGGACGTCATTCCTGGAGAGGACTACGTACTGCACGCCTCCTACTGGTGGAAGGTACTCGGGGAGGCTGCTGGTAAGTGGGACCTGGACTTGGAGATCGCCGGACCCCACTCCTGGGAGAAGCCTGCGACCTCGGTACTGGGCGGAGACGGGGGCAGCCTCGTGGTGACGGCCTCAGACCACTCGGGACTCCAGTTCCGCGATGGCGTACTGCTCGACAGCGTGTGGCCGTGCTGCGGACTCATCTATGTCGAGAGCGCTAGCCGTCGGGGAGTGGGGGACGACCCGGAGGAGCGCGTCTTCGGAATCTTCTCCCTCAGCTACGACTCTGATGGGTCCCCGTACTACGCCCCTATCGACCAGGGGATGCAACCGGGCGTCGCGTCCGACTGGATCCTCGATCCCCGATTCGACCTGATCCTCAGTTGGGAGCCGGTGGACGTGGCCGAGCTGCTGCGCGCGTACTCGGAGGGGATCGGTGACTAAGTTCGAGTTCGGAGGCCCTCCGCGCTTCGCCCACCAGAAACGTGGCCTGGCTAAGCTCATCTCCTGTAACGGGGTAGGAGCCCTCCTCATGGAGCCCGGGACCGGGAAGACGGCGGTCACGCTGGACTACTGCTCCCTGCTGGCGCTGGCCTCGCCTCGCCGCGAGGCCCGCGTCCTGGTGATCGGACCGCTAGCCGCCGTTGATCAGTGGGCTCTCCAGGCACCGAAGTGGGTCAGTCCACAGGTCAACGTATGGGCCGAGGCCCTCGGGGGGTCGGTCATGCAGCGCGTCGAGGCCCTCCGCTCCCGCGGCGGCAAGGAGATCGCCAAACCTACCGGAGGCAAGGGCCGCGGCGCCGGCGACAGTGTCCGAGCTCTACACGCCAATCGGTCCTGGGCGCTGGCCGCTCGCCGCGATGGCGTGGAGCTGGATCGGAAGATGGCGGCCAAGGCCGGGCCGGAGGTCCTCGGAGACTCCAAGCCCCGCCTCGTGATCGAGGCGATCAACCTGGACACGCTCTCCCAGCGCCGGCAGGTCGGGTCCAAGACGATGGCCGACGTCGTGCTCGCCGCAGTCACCGACTTCGACCCAGACCTCGTCGTGATCGATGAGATGCACAAGATCAAGTCGGTCTCCTCCAACGCGTCCCGCCTCTCGGGACGGATCGGCTCACGGGTTGAGCGCAGGATCGGCCTGACCGGGACCGTGATCCCTCACAGCCCGCTCGACGTCTACGGACAGTGGAGGTTCATCGACCCTAAGGCCTTCGGGAGGGTCCAGCCGAACGGCGAGCGCAAGCCTGCGACGTTCAAGGCCTTCAAGGAGGACTACGCCGAGATGGGCGGGTACATGGGGCACGAGGTGGTCGGCTTCAAGAACCTGGACCGCCTGGAGGAGATCATGGGAGAGCGCTCCTCGGTCGCCATCAAGGCGGAGTGCCTGGACCTGCCGGACGCCATCGATACGGTCCTCCCCGTCGCTCTGAGCTCGAAGGAGCTCAAGGCCTACGAGGACATGCGCACGAAGCTTCAGGTGGAGTTCCGAGAGGAGGACGACGTCCGAGAGGCGGGGGGCGGGGACGCCGCCACCGCGGCCAGCCGACTGGTCCGCATGACCCGGCTCCGCCAGATCACGGCCGGCCACCTGCCTGACGACGAGGGGCAGGTCAGAGAGATCGGCCGGTCTAAGGCCCGGACCATCGCCTCCCTCATCCGCGACACGCTGGAGGACGAGAAGCGCATCGTCGTCTTCGGGACTTTCACCCGCGAGCTCGCAGCTCTGGAGGAGGAGATCGCCGACAAGCGGACCACGGTCCTGCGGATCGACGGTTCCACCAAGCCGGAGGACCGGCTGGCCATGCGCCAGCGCTTCGGGTCCGACGACCCGGCGCGGCTCGTGATCGTCGCCCAGATCAAGACCCTGTCGGTCGCCGTGAACGAGCTGGTCACCGCGAGGAACGCGATCTTCGCCTCCCTGCCGTGGCAGAGGGACGACATCGTTCAGGCCCGCGACCGCCTCAATCGACTCGGTCAGAAAAGCTCGACCACGTTCTGGTACGCGCTGGCACCGAACACCGTGGACGACCTAGTGTTCCAGGCCTACCAGGACCGCACGGATCTAGAGAAGACCCTTATGAATCACATCTACGCCGATAGGAAGTAGCAATAGCCATGAGCCCCACCCAGCGTCCTGAGGAGGACGTCATCACGGCCGAGAAGGCCACCTACTCCTCGCTCACCCTCCACCGCCGCTGCCCGCAGGCGTGGAAGTACCGATACATCGACGGCCTACGCCGCGCCCGGTCGGAGGTCACGCCGGCCCTCGACTTCGGGTCCTGGTTCCACGCCGTGCGAGCCCTGGATCGGATCACGAAGGGGGTCGCAGAGGGGACCCTCAAAGAACACCCCGAGGAGATTCAGACCACGGACACCGGTCCGACCTTCCCGTGGGACGCCTCCCCGTCGGACGTTCTGGCCGCCTCCGTGGACTACTGGGACCGGCTCGGTGAGGACGCTCGGGAGGTCTGGCTTGACTGGCTCGGGCAGCCTCTCCAGCAGCGCCTCTCCCACGTCTACGCCGAGTGGCGTGAGCGCTGGGCTGAGGAGTCGGAGAATGAGGCCGTCCTCGCCGTCGAGCAGCGTTGGGAGCGGGAGATTCCTGGAACTGGCGTCACGCTCTGGGGCTACGCGGATGAGGTCTACCAGGACCGCAAGCGCGGCATCGTCGTGGTTCGGGACTGCAAGACTTCGGGCACGCTCGGGCAGGTAACGAGCCTGGACGAGATGATGGACAGCCAGGTTCAGCTCTATGCGTGGGGACTGGCCCCCGACTGCGCCGAGTGGGGCCTCCCGGCTCCGCGGGCCGTGGCCTTCGACCGCGTCCGCACCAAGGCGCCCAAGACACCCAAGATCACGAAGGCCGGCAAGCTCAGCGCGTCGGTCAAGGACTACGACCTGAGAACCTACCTCGAGTGGTGCGCCGACGGCGTCCCCTTCGAGGGGATGAAGAAGGACGGGAGCGCGGCCGGCACCTACACGGCCGAGGAGATCGAGATCGAGCGTCTGACCTCTCAGCAGGCCGTCTCCCAGTGGTTCGCCCGGCACCTGACCCCGGTCAGCCCGTATCTGGTCCGCTCCCATCTTCAGGCCGCGGCCGACACCTGCTCGGACATTTCCCGGACGCGGGTGCGCGCAGACCGCCGAGGCGAGGCGCCCCGTAACTTCGGGAAGGCGGCGTGCCAGTTCTGCGAGTTCGCCGATCTGTGCCGCGCGCAGATGGTCGGCGGACCGGGCGGCGAGTACGCGCCGGAGGAGTACGGCCTCAGATACCGTGACCCATCTCACAGCGGCCGGTAGCCGTCCGGGCTTGCAATGCCCGCCGTCATACACCTACAGTTACGTCACCACCCAAACAGCGGAAGGAAATTCAATGACCAGTTTCGCCGGCGTCAACATTGTTGACGTTGAGGAGGAGGCGGCCGACTACGGCCGGTGGCTGATCCTCGGGGCACCCGGTTCTGGAAAGAGCTCCCTCGCCTCAACCGTCGCCACGATGGGCAAGACCCTGTTCATCGACCTGCCGGGCGAGAAGGGCACCCAGTCCTTCAAGAACGCCCCCTACGCCAAGAACATCGACGTGGTCCGACCGGAGAGCGTCACCGCGCTGGACGACATCTTCTGGAGCCTGGACAAGGGTGGGCACGGCTACAAGGCCGTCATCATCGACAGTCTGACCGCCCTCCAGAAGATGACGATGCGGTACCTCACCGGCTTCTCGGAGACCGCGGTCCGTGAGATCAAGCAGGGCACCGCCCCCGCCGATCAGCGGACCTGGGGCCAGGCCCTCGACATCATGACCGATACGGCGGTCTTCTGGTACGGCCTCGCCGACGGCAACCGCGAGGAGCCGATGCACGTCGTCATGACGGCTCAGGTCAAGATGGTTGAGGACGAGATCAACGGCGGCGTGCGCCGCTCCCCGGACGTCCAGCGCGGCGCCCAGTCGATCATCCGCGCCACACCCAACTACATCATCTACGCCGACGTCGAGGAGGACCTCGACAACACTGGCCGCGACGACGGCCCATCGCTGAAGCACATCGTCCGCTTCGGCACCGACCCTGAGTACGGGACCAAGGCCCGTATCCCCTACAACCTTCGCGGGAAGGTCCCGTCCGTTCTCGGACGCGACCACCCCGTGACGCTGGAGAAGCTCTCACGCTTCCTCGGCGTGGGCGGAGTCCCGGAGCGCAAGCCCGCCGCCAAGTCGGACAAGTCCGACAACTGACACCCAGTAACCCAACCACACAGGAGAAAATCTCATGGCCCTGACCTTCGACTTCACCAACTACAAGGACACCTCCACCGCCCACGTCGCCCCCGGCACCTACCACGCCGAGGTCTCGGACTTCGAGGAGACGACCTCCAAGGCTGGCAACGCGATGTTCGTCGTCTACCTGGAGATCACTGAGGGCGCCCACGCCGGTCAGCAGATCATCGACCGCCTCCCGCAGACGGAGAAGGCCATGTTCCGCAGCGCCGCCTTCCTCCAGGCCCTCGGCGTTAAGATCGCCAAGAAGAAGATCGCCCTGAACCCTCGGAGCCTCATCGGCCGCCCGGTGGACATCGTCGTGGAGGACGGCGAGCCTTACAACGGGCGCGTTAAGTCTGAGGTGCGAGAGTACCTTCGCGCCACGAAGCCCGTGGAGTCCAGGCCCGCTGCGGCCGATCCGATGGGCGACGAGGACGAGATCGCCTCTCCCGACCCCGTCGCTGAGCCGGCCAAGCCGGAGCTCGACGCCACGGTCGAGGACGCCGTAGAGCTCGACGTGGACGCGCTGGACATCGACGACCTGGACCTCTGAGGTTCGAATAGTGAGACGGCCCCGCTACGGCGG